TTGTTCTTTTCAAGATACCCTTCTTCAATCAAATGATTTACTAAACCATAAGCATGACTCTTACTTTTAATACGACACCCACTACATATTTCCTTATACGTAGGTGATGCCTTATATGCTGCAATAAAATGTTTGATAAAATAATACACATCTCTTTGTCTTGCTTTCACTTTCATACTACCATCCCTACTGACCACATCAATACAACTATTCCTATTAACATATACTTCTCCTATTTAAAATGGAACATCATCATCAAAATCATCTGTCTTAATATTACCACTAGATTTAGGTGCGCCCTTCTCCATGATTTTACAGACAGATCCAAACCTATCCATGATCACACTACCTGCTGTAACTTCTTGGCCATCTTTATTGGTGTAAGTATTGTAAGTTTGCTTGCCTTCTATGTAGAGCAGAGTACCTGCCTTACCTTTTTCATCAAGTTGTTTACCCACATAATCATTAAAGCATGTGATGTTATGCCAGGTTGTTTCTTCCTCACCTTTAGATGAGATCCATTCGTTGGTAGCAATACTAAACTTCCAGTACTTGTTACCTGCTTTTGATTCTTTAGTTTCAGCATCTCTACCTAACCTGCCTATCAATGTTATTTTGTTATACATTATCCTATACTCCTAACGTGATTTGATTTAATTAATTCGTACTTAGTCTTAGCTTCATTAAACAATTCAGGATTTTCTTTCTTAGCAATAATCATTGCACCCTGATATTTTTTAACAGTAGTATTAAACTCTGTATACGATTGCTCATGGTTCATCTCATCAATAAATTTTGTAACAGTAGGCTCATCACTAATTACTTTTTTCTCTGCTATCTTTGGTTTACTTGATGGAGCTTTATCATCTATCTCATTCTCTGAGTAGACAAACCCATGTAAATTAGCTAACTTTAAGATACATCTATCGACTGCTCGCTTCTCTGCCATTGCATATGGATAAGCGTTCTTGTTATTCTTAGGACTACATTCACCATAAGATATAACTTGTCTGTCTTTGATTGATGCTACACATTTCATACTGACTATTCCATCTTTAGCATTAGCTTCTATAACATCCAGGCTATCTATACTTACATTAAGTTTAGCTCCTATGATTTCTATATACTTATGCAGTACAACAGGTGTGCCATGACAATCCCATGTAGCTTCAGCACCGTTTATCTTTAACTCTTTAAATATTTTGACAGCTTCGTCAGGTATATTCATCTTACTCATACAGTCTCCATGCAGTATTATCTGCGGTTGGTTCATTATTGTTTACTACCATATCCCAAAACTTTTCTTGACGATAAGCTAGGATATCTTGGTAGTCTTGGTGTGATGGGATAGCACAGTATTCCCATCGTGCATTACCAAACAGTACTGATAGATAACAGACATCAAGTCTTGCCATCATTAGATAGTGTTGGATCTGCGCATAGTATCTAGCCCTTACATGCTCTAACTTATTGTAATGATTAGTGTGCTTACACTCTATGATTGCTTGTTCTTCTGGACACCAGCCATCAAAGTGTGCCATTCTAAAATCTTCTTTGATATATTCTTCAGGATAAGGTTCAGCTTTGATACCAGTTTGTTTGACAAACCAACTAAGATTAAAGTCCTCAGTCAATGTACCTATCTGTACTGGTAGTACATTAGATAAATCTACTTTAGGTTTACGTAATGTTTTAAGTTCCCATAGCTCACGTATGGGCGTAACATTCGTACCCATAAGGGCATGTGAATCTGAGCCACCAATCCCTTTGTGCCTATCTATATCTATATATTTGACTACACTCATGTTCTATATTTTACCTTGTGTTTGTTCTAATTGTAAAGCCCATGCTCCAGCATTCTTAAGGTCATATAAAAATCTATGACACTTGGTATGTTCTTCATCAAGATACGTTAGGAACTCCATTGGCATTGGTAGTCTTGGATACTTGTAAGTAGCACATATGTGTAAGGTTACGTATGGAAATAATCCTGCAGGATATTTCTTCAGCAACTCCCAATATGTTTTAAGTCCTAGCTCATTGGGTGCTGAACAACTAAAGGTAGAGCATATAGTCTCAAGCATTATCTGCACATCTTCTACTACACAAGGCTGTAATAACTCCTCACATCTAGCAACAGCTACAGTAAACTCACTTGTCTTTACTTTTTCTTTCAAGAAATTTACTCGATACATTTGACATATCAAGGATTCGTTCACGTCTGTCTCGAACAAAGCTGGGCGAAGTCTTATCATATGTTGCACGTGTTCGATCTGACTCTGCTCTAAACTCGACTGACCTTCGTACCCAAAGTTTAAACATGGCTTCCCAGCTTCTTGCTGTCCTACCTTTGGCTGTGTAGTAGTCGATGAACTTATCTCTTTCTCTTTCATAATCTATATCCTGTTGTTGAGTCCAGGCTATTACATCAGGTGATGCTTCAAAGTCTGCTGGACATTGTGATTCTAATTCTTTGAGTGCTAACTCCAACTCTAGTGCATTACACCAGGCTAATAGATTCATACCATTAGGACATTTTTGCATACGTTCCCAACTACCTACTGAGCTATCAGCTACACCAATCATTTGCGATACTGTCATAGTATCTACTCCATATTTTTTTCTCTTGGCTATAAGAGTGAACACCAATTCTTTATACGTCATCTGCTTTGCTCTCTCTTGTTTGAAAATAATCTACTAATTTCAACCACTTAGTATCGGTTGCTTCCTTGCAACATCGTATCCACTTCCTTGCATAGAATGGTTTAAGATTATTATTTATTTTATAAAAAGGATCTGTTGTTTCAATGTCGTGTTCCCATCGCATGATATTAAATATCATCTCAACACTACCTCGTTGATGTCCAGCGTTAACATGCTTAACTACTAACTTAACAAACAAATCCCATACCTTTGGATTAGCCTTATCAAACTTATCAAACTCTTCTAATGGTGTCATAATAAAATTCTTGCTATCAATTCTATTGTTAAAATTATAGTGCCACTTATTACAATAGGAAACACTACCCACAATATAATTTTCTCTGCTTTATTTAGCATGTTGCTCCCATTCGTATTTGATTATTTGCAATGCAAGTGCGTCCAGGTGTACATCTTTTTCTACAGCACTCATTTCATTTATTATATTTGGGTCAATAGCTATACCAATAGCAGTTAAGTTTTCTAGTGTGGCAATAATTTCTTTGTATCTATCCATCCATTTATCTTCATCATTTTCAAATGCTCTTCCTATTACTTCAGACATTGCGTTCTCCTGTACGTAGTGAAGTCATATACTTTTCAGCCAATCGCATTGCTGTTTGATCTATGACTTGTTGAAATGTTGTAGCGTTTATATAATCAGGTTGTTTTGCTTTCATTAATTTATCTTTAATCTTTTTATAAACTAATTGTTTTTTATCTGTATACCTACGTTGCCATGCTTCCATCACAAATTCTCCTCGATTATATTTTCTGTTACAAATTTACTACCATGATTGCGTACATATTCAGTCAATACCTCTGACTCTACCTCACTCATATAGATATTGATTGTTAGTACGTGGTCTTTGATTTGATGAATTACATCCATGCCATCTGAACTATCAGCAGATAATAATTTTGGAGCTGAATCTATATACTCATGTATACCCCAAACTGTATCTTCTGCTTCTCTTAACTCTTGATTGTACTCTGCTTCTGCTTGGTCTTGCCTATCCATGTATCTGTCTAAATCTTGCGTTACTGAATCACTCATGACTACACCTCTTTTGTTATGCTCTGATTGCCATTATAACTAACAGCATAAGAGCGATGAATAATAATAATTGTTCCATTTATACCTCTTTAATAAAAGTCATAGGCTTTGACAGGTATAACTTAGCTGACCATACTCTCTCTAACCTCAAGAGACTATCCTTCTCTCTTTGCAGGATTACCCATGCAGGGTTTTAACAAGCCAGTACCTATGTATTACTTAATGGGATTCAAACCCACGCTCAGTAATTCTTTCTAACTGTTCTACTAACTGTAATACTTCTGTTCTACTATGTCAATAAATATTTATGCCTTTTTCATCAGGAAGGCTAACCTGTAAAGAAACTTTACCCTGATATTATAGCTTCTGTTTGTATTGCATCTTGTTGTCCTTTAACTCTGCCGATGCCCTCACATAAATAATAAAAGTGTGTAGCATCTAAATATGAATTAGTAATTAATTCTTCATCGTTTACATATTTAGATATGTCAACAGCAGAGAATCCATATTCTACAGCGTAATTAATAGCTTCGCTGTAATTGCCATTGGTTAGACTGTCGCATATCTCAAAGAATTGTTCTTGGGTTCTATATTCTTGCATCATATATTCTCCTGTTATTAACCTACTATTTTAATATCGAATTCATTATCCGAATCAATACCGTTTTCAATATATTTAATGAATTTATCTTCATTAAAATTATTGTTAGATTCTTTGCACATATCTATTAAATCAGACATAAAGAATTCTTCATCAAAATATATTCTTGGATGGTTTATGATTACGTTTGCTAATTGTATGAAATGTTTTCTTGTCATCTTGTAAACTCCTATTATTAGGTTCATTAAAATATAGCATTAA